ATAAACGCTGTAAGGGCTGTGTCTCTCGCAAGATGTGCGATGACGCTGTTGCCTGTTTGCACGGCTCAAAAGCCAAAAAAGGAAAAAAGCGGAATGGACGAGTATCAGCTAAATAGCATTGTATCGAGCGAGATACGAGAGAGCCTGAACCACTTTGAGAGTGAATACTCCTCCGAGCGCATTCGTGCTCTGGATTTCTATTTGGGCGAGCCTATGGGCAATGAAGTGGAGGGCCGGTCACAGGTCATCTCCACTGAGGTGAGTGATACCGTCGAAGCCATCATGCCTAATTTGATGAGGGTCTTTACGAGCAATGATAAGTATGTGCGTTTTAATGCTAGAACGTCGGAGGACGTGGACCGTGCCGAGCAAATTTCTGACTACTGTAATTACATCATTAACCACCAGAATGACGGATATAAAGTTCTCCACAACTGGTTTAAGGACGCGCTACTATTTAGGCTTGGTGTCGTTAAGTATCACTTTGAAGAAACTGAATCTGTCACTGAAGAAGAATATGAAGGACTTAATGAAACGGAACTAGCCGCTTTATTAGCAAACCCGAATATTGAGGTTGTCGGCTCAATCGAGACATTTGAGCAGGAAGCCATTATTGATGAAGTAACTGGCATGATAATGGAGCCACCAGCCAGCTATGACCTAACCGTCAAAGTAAAAGAGACCGGCGGCAAGATTAAAATCCAGAACGTCCCACCAGAAGAGTTCCTCGTAAATCGCAGAGCCACCTCATTAGAGGACGCGCACTTCGTAGCCCACCGGACAACAATGACTGTCAGCGACCTCGTGGCAATGGGCTATGACCGCGACGTTGTTGAAAAGCATGCCGGTAACTCCGACCTCGATGTTGACCAAGAGCGCGTGGCACGTTTCCAAGACCTCGAAGCCTCGACAGGTATTGACCCAGCAGACCCCACACTGGCTGAGGTTGTCTATTACGAATGCATAATGAAGGTCGATTACGACAATGACGGCATTGCTGAAATGCGCCGTATTTGCGCTATTGGCGAAGCTGGCACAGAAATCCTGCATAACGAGCCATTCGACCATATCCCGTTTGCCGTTGTTAGCCCCATCCTGATGCCGCACCGCCTGATTGGTCGGTCCATCTATGACATGACCGAAGATTTACAGGTCATCAAATCAACACTTCTCCGGCAGTATCTGGACAGCGTTTATAGCTCCACATTGCCGCGCATGGGTGTTGTCGAGGGCATGGTAAATATTGATGACGTTCTGGACGGAACCGCTGGCGGTGTTATCCGCATGCGTCAGGCCGGTGCTATTCAGCCTATTATGGGCAATGCTGTTGGTGGTGAAGTTCGCCCGCTGATGGACTACATCGACCAGATTAAGGAACAGCGCACGGGCATGTCTAAAGCCTCTCAGGGGCTCGATGCCAATGCACTGCAATCCACAACAGCTAGTGCTATCAGCGCGACTGTACGGGGCGCACAGGTAAAGCTAGAGAGCTATGCCCGCACAATGGCAGAGACCGGCGTTAAGGATTTGTTCAGGGGTATTTTACACCTTGTGACCAAGTACGATAATAAGCCGAAGATTGTCAGATTGCGGAATGAGTTCGTCCCGATTGACCCGCGTGAATGGACTGACCAGTATGACGTTGTTGTGCAAGTTGGCTTGGGCACGGCTGACGATGAGCAGAAGATTGCATTCCTGACGCAGATTGCTTCCAAGCAGGAGCAGATACTAATGCAGATGGGCCCAGACAATCCCGTGGTTACGATGGAGCAATATGTCAACACGCTCCGCAGTATTGCAGAGATTGGCGGCTTCAAGGATGCTGACCAGTTCTTCAACAACAGTCAGCAAATTCAGATGATGAAGATGCAACAGGCACAGCAAGCCCAACAGCCACAAGCTCCAACGCCAGAGCAACAGCAAATGGCTCAGGTGCTACAGCTTGAACAGCAAAAAGCGGCGGCAGATATCCAGATTGCCCAGCAAAAGGCTGAGGCTGATATTGCGCTGAAGCGTGAGAAGATGCAGGCAGATATCCAGATGGAACGCGAGAAAATGCAAATGGAATTGCAGATGCGCCGTCAGGAGCTAGAGGCCGAGGCGCAGTTACGGGCACTCAAAGCTGTAACTGATTCTGACATTTCAACGAACTTACCGAGGTAGATATGTTTAACACAGACAACATCAATAACATTGACCCAGCGGCTAAGTTTGAAAGCAAAATGCTTTGCAACTTCGGCGGCGGCGGGACAACCAGAGATGACGCAGGCGGTGACTTAGACGCTTTCGGAGGCGCTGGGGCTGATGTTGGTTATCAAGGTTCTGGTTATGGCACGTTTGATGGCGGTGGTTCAAATGAATATTCCGCTCCGTCCAGCGATGAGGGCAGAGCAAATATGGCGGCGGCTGTTGTCGCTAAGGCGGCAAAAGAAGCGGCTGAAATGCGTGAGGCAGAAAAGTTACTGGCTGGTGTTAAAGACCTAGAACAGCGACAGGCCGCAGATGCCATTATGGGCATGCCAGCTTACATGAATGCTATTAGCCAGTTTAATCTCAGTAACATCGCTAACCAGATAGCTCAGGGTGGTAGACCTGTTTATAACAATGCCGGTCAGATTATGGGCGTTATGGGCAAGGGTTTGTTCGGTGGTACTGCTTACTCAGGCCGACCAGACTTTGACCCTAACCGCACTGAAGAAGGCGGAGACCAGCCGGACAGACCTCGCTATCCGTATCCGTACCCATATCCTATGACCGCAGAAGAGCAGGCAGAGGAAGAGTATCAGTCCAGCATTCCGACGGACTATGTCAGGCCGGAAGATGGGTTCTATCCTGAGACCGGAGCTTATGCCCGCATGGGTCTACTGGATACCATGCCAGAGAACCTGCTGGAATTTATGCCGGACTTTGCCGAGCAGAACAGGGCTTTTCGCATGGGGTCAGCGACAAGACCGGAATACTTCCAAGACCCATATAATTTACAGGGATACAGTTTGTTATCATGAATGAGGGAAAAGCAAGGGAGTTAGTGGACCGTGGCGAAAAGGCGGCGGCACTAATAAAAAACGAAATTCTTGAGGAGGCTTTTACCAGCCTTGAGACTGAGTTTATACAGGCGTGGAAACAAAGTTCTGTGGAGGATTCACAAAACCGTGAACGCTTGTATATGTTGTGCCAGAACTTATCTGCCGTCAAAGGCTACATCGAAAATGTGGTCTCGTCGGGTAAGCTGGCGAAATCGCAACTAGATGAGTTGCATAACCGCGTAAAATTTGAGAAAAGGAAGTAGAAGCAATGTCCGACAACTCTGAGCAGAACGGAACGCTTTCAATGTCAGAAGCAATGAGCCTTTTAGAAACACCCCCCGTAGAGGACAAGGTAGACGAAGGGCGGCTAGAGGAAACACCTGAAATTCAGGTTGAAGCCTCGGCACCGGAAACTGAAGCTGACGATGAAGAGGTCTATGAGGCCGAAGCATCTGAGGATGATGATGAAGGTGAGTACGAGTTAGAAGAGGGCGACGAAGAAGAAGTCGAAGAGCAACCCGAAGTCTACACTGTCAAAGTTGACGGTGAAGAGTTCGAGGTCACGCAGGACGAACTTCTTAGCGGTTACTCTCGGACAAAGTCGTTCACAAAGCGTAGCATGGAACTCGCTGAACAACGCAAAGCTTTTGAGCAAGAGGCCGCGCAAGTGAAGCAAATGAGGGATATGTACGCACAGCAACTTGAACAAGTTCAAGGGCAACTCCAACAGGCAATCCCTGAACAGGAACCTGATTGGGCGGCACTAGCCAAGGAGTATCCGGCTGAAGACTTAATTGTCTACAAGGCCCAACTGGACCAGCAAAAAGAACAAGCTCGTCACGTTGAAGCTGAGAGACAACGCATTCAGCAGGAACAAGCGCAAGAGCAACAGGTGTTTAGACAGAGGCACTTGGAAGCTCAACGAGGCGAGATGCTTGACCGCATACCGTCTTGGTCCAATGAGGACACACGGAACAACGAGCGTCAGGAAGTTATCAAGTACGCTCAGTCTCGTGGATTTTCTCAGGAAGAGGTATCACAGGCATCAGACGCCCGTGCTATCGAATTGCTTTATAAGGCGTGGCAGTGGGACAACCTTCAGAAGAAGACTCCCGCCGCGAAGAAAAAAGTAAAGAGCGCACCTAAAATGGCTAAGGCAGGACAGCCTAAGAGCAAGGCACAAGTTGCAAGTCGTCAACGTAAGCAGGGGCTGGACCGTCTCAATAATGAGCGTTCCGTTGATGCCGCTGTATCATACCTTATGGGTAATTAACTTTTAGGAGGCCAACAATGGCTACTTTCACTACTGCTCTTGCAAAGGGCGAGCGCGAGCAACTCGCAGACGTAATCTATCGGATTGACCCCGATGAGACACCAATTTTTTCAGCACTGAAAAAAGAAACAAGCAACGGCATCTTTACTGAATGGCAAGTTCAGGAACTAGCCGCCGCCGCTACTGATAACCACGCTTCTGAAGGAGCTGATGCCAGTTTTGGTACACCCACCGCTACGGCTAGATTTGGCAACTACCACCAGATTTCAGTGAAGTCTGTTGCAGTTTCTGGAACTCTGGATGTTGTGGACAAAGCGGGCCGTGACAAAGAACTTGCATACCAGAAAGTTCTAAAGTCATTGGAACTTCGTCGTGACATCGAAAAGTCAATCGGCGACACAGACGTAGCACGTTCAGCTTCTGAGCCACGCAAATCTGCGTCTCTGTCATGCTGGATGACAAATGGTTCTGTTGGTGCAACTGCAGGTGCTTTCGGCACGGGCGATGGCACTGACACAATCACGGGTGGAGATGACCGCGCACTTACTCTTGCATTGATTGAAGACGGAATGCAGGATGCGTGGACAGACGGCGGAAACCCAAAGATGCTTGTTGCATCTGCGACTAACCGTGCAAACTTCTCTGACCTGTCAGCATCCGGCAACCTTGTGTCAAACGATGTGAACATGACTGCGGCTAAGGCGACAACATATGTCGGCTCAACTTCTGTCTTTCTCACAGACTTCGGCACATTGGATGTGGCTCCTTCAAGATTCCTCGGCAATGACCGTATCTTCTTGATTGACCCAGACTTTGCCAGCCTTTGCACACTGAACGGACGTAATTTCGCTGAGAAAGAAATTGCATCGACAGGTGACGCAGAGAAAACTCAGCTAATCACTGAGTGGGCTCTGAAGGTTCAGGCACCAAAAGCACATGCGGGAATTTTTGACCTTAACGGTTCTTAATTTCACTGAGGGGGCGGGCAACTGCCCCCTCTACCCATCAGGAGGACAATATGAAAAGAGTGCTAAGTATCGACCCAATCACGGGCAAAGAATTATACCTGCATCAAAATGCAGACGGCACTGAGGTTATTGAGCAGACCCAGCACTTTGACTCCCTCATTAAGCTGAATAAGCACATGAACGACCAGTGGCAAAAGGGCCAAATGCGCGGAACCCAAAAGCATATGGCTCATGTGGCAGAAATACCCAATATAGTGTATGCTGACCTTGTAAGTAAATTTGGAAAGCCTGCTGATAATCCGAGAGCTTGGAAGCAGTGGCTGAACGACAGCGAAAACAAAGCATTCAGAACGGGCGGCGGTAACATATGAGTATAGGTAGTTACGCAGAGTTAAAAACTGCAATCGCAAACTTTCTGGCGCGTGATGACCTCACAGCACAGATACCAATGTTTATCCAGCTTGCTGAGGGTCGCATGAGCCGTGAGCTTGAGACCCGCGAGCAGGAGAAGCGTTCAACAGCAACGCTGACCAGCGGCGATGAATACATAGCCCTGCCAACTGACCTGCGTGAAGTGCGCGAAGTAAAGCTAAACACTGACCCCGTGCAGGTGCTGACATATTACAGCCCGTCATCTTTGGATACCTCATATGCCTCATCCGGCGGTGGTCGCCCAGAGGGGTTCAGCATTGTCGGCAAGGAAATGAAAATTCGGCCCGTACCTGATGACGCTTACACAATGGAGATTGTCTATATCGGCAGTCTCGAAAGCATCTCAGACACCGCCACCCCGACCCTATTCCTTCGGAGCCCAGACCTCTATCTGTATGGGGCGCTGGCAGAATCATACGCGTACTTACTGGATGAGGCACGGGCCTCGCAGTATGATGCCAAGTTCACACGCGGCATGGAGGAAGTAAAGGTAGACGAGCAACGTGCACATTACGGCACGGGTAGCTTACAAATCCAAAGTATTTATTCACGACAGAACGCAGTAGCGGAGAATTAAACAATGTCAGCATTATCAGATTATTTAGAGAATGAAATTCTCGACCACATTCTCGGAACTGGTGCTTACACCATGCCGACAAATGTTTATGTGGGCCTAGCAACGGCATCATTCAACGATGATGCAAGCGGAACCGAGTTATCAGGCTCTGGATATACTCGCAAGGTTATCACCTTCAACGCGGCGGCTTCGGCAACTGCTGATAATGACGCGGCTGTTGAGTTTCCAGCGGCGACAGGTTCATGGGGCACGGTCAGCCACTTTGGTCTGTTCGATGCGGCATCATCCGGCAACCTGTTGGTTCACGGCGCATTCACCACTGGCAAGGCTATCGGGTCAGGTGACATCCTAAAGATACCGGCGGGCGACCTAGACATTACAGCGGCGTAAGGTTAGGCAATGCCTACAGGGACACCCAGCCTCGACAACTTTACTAAGAACAACTTAGACACGCTGACCATATCTCTGGACAGCGCGTCTTTTCTTACGAGTGTTGACTGGTCTAACCCGACCCTTGAGCAGTTAGATGCTTGGGGCACTATGGACGCTCTGGACGGCTTTGGCACGTTAGAGCAACTAGCTGACCTAGACGTAATCCATTGCTCAGGCTCGGCCCCTATTGCCTTTACAGCAACGGCGGCTATTCAGTTTGCTATTGATGTGGCTGGCACGGCAAACATAGCTGTCACTGCGGCATCAGATGCCGACAGAATAAGAACGATGTCTGCCAGCATTACGGGCGCATTCGGCTTTACAGCAACCATTACCCCGCTGAGGCAAATGTCCGGCACGGCGTCTATTGCTGTAACGAGCGCGGCAGATTATAACAGGCTCATCAGCGTAGCTGGTACGGCCTCTGCTGTTGTCACATCAACGGCAAGCAGTAATATCCTGTATCTGGCTCAGGGCACTGCCACGGCTGAGTTCACAGCAACCGGCGCAACAACTGGCATATTCGTGGAAGCGGGCGCAACGCAGGCGCAGATAAGTGTAACAGGCACAGCGAAGGTTCTGGGTGAGGATTGGACAGATAATTCAATCGGGACAGAAACGTGGTCTGATGTAGCGGTTGGCTCAGAGGTTTGGGCTACAGTAGCAACTGGCAGTGAGGTTTGGGCAAGACAATGATGCAGTTCGGTGAGTGGCTCCCTGACCAGCCTAATTTTATGAATCAAGGCGTATCAGTCGCAACCAATGTGGTTCCGGTTCTGAGCGGCTATTCCAGCCTAAGCGAGTTTGTGCCGTACTCCGGCGCGTCTACAAACACAATTCTGGGCGTATTTGCGGCAAAGTCAGATGATGGCAATACAAAGCTGTTTGCCGGTGATAGCGCAAAGCTATACGAATTTGATGCCAGTGATTCCAGCTTGGATGATATCAGCAAGGCGGGAACACCTGCATATGACCTGTCGAGCAGTGAGCGCTGGAAGTTCGTTCAGTTTGGCGACACGGTTTATGCGGCTGGTGGCATTGGCGAGGAAATGCAGAAATTTCAGCTAGGCACTGATACCGTGTTCTCTGACGTATCTGGCGCACCTAAGTCTGACTTCATTGCCGTTGTGCGTGATTTTGTGTGGACAGCTAATATCGACACCGGCTCCGGCAGAAAGCCATATCGTGTTTATTGGTCTGCGTTCAATGACCCCACGGGCTGGACATCTGGAACCGACCAAAGCGATTTTCAGGACCTGCCCGATTCTGGCGATATTTCAGGAATTGTCGGCGGAGAATATTGCACAATTCTAATGGAGCGGGCGATTGTTCGGGCAACCTATTCCGGCCTGCCGCTGGTGTTTCAGTTCGATAAAGTGGAAACGGCGCGTGGCTGTCAGGTTGCGGGCTCTGTCTGCAATATTGGGCATAGTGTGTTTTATCTGTCAGACGATGGTTTCTATATGTTTGACGGACAAGGCTCAAAGGCTATTGGCGCTGAGAAGGTGAACCGCTTTTTCTTCGACGACTTTGACTTCAGCTTTAAGGACAAAATGACATCCACAGTAGACCCGCAGGCACAGCTTGCCGTCTGGTCATATGTCTCTAATAGTTCTCTGGATGGCACCCCTGATAGGCTCCTCATATATAACTATGCTCTGAACCGCTGGTCACTGGCTAACGTATCAGCCGACCTGATAGCCCCATTCTTTACGGCGGGTTACACTCTTGAGGCTCTGGATAATATCAGCGCGAGCATTGACGGCCTGCCTGCGTCTCTGGATAGCGCATTATATAAGGGTGGTCAGTTCCTGTTCGGCGGAGCTCTGGGCACTAAGATTCACGCATTTACTGGCGACCCTCTGACCGGCACTATTGAGGCCGGAGAGAACAGCTTGTCTATGGGCAAGCATGCAATCGTCACGCGGGTCTATCCATACCATGAGGGCGGCACCGTTACTGTAGAGGTTGGCACTCGCAATGTTCACACAGAGGACGCGACCTTCTCAACAGCCATAGCGCCTAATGCAGACGGGTTTGTCCCGTTTAGAGAGCAGGGCAGGTACCACCGAGTTCGTATGAACATCTCCGGTCAGTGGTCGCTGGCTCAGGGCATTGACGTTGAGGCAAGAGAGATAGGTCGCAGATGACGCGCACGACAAACTATCGTATCCTGAACCCCATTACAGCCACTACGCGAGAAGTCGCAGAGGTGCTGAACAGGACGGTTGACGGTAAGCTAAACAGCGTGGGTGAGTTCACCATCCCGCACAGCACAATATCAACAACGGTGACGGACCCAAGGGTGGGCAAGGAAAGCGTTATCTTGTTCAGCCCATTGGATGCACATTTCTACAGCGTGGAGCCGGTGGTCAACACGCTAAACAACGGGAGTTTTGTCGTGGAGAGTAAAAGCCACGGTCATGCAACGGTAGTAGCATATGTCATTATTGGATGAATACGAAAGATTAATGCACCATGTAGAGGCCGCATTAGGATACGCTGGAAACAGTCACACGGCGTTGGATGTGCTGGACGCTATACGCTCTGGCAAAGCCCAGTTTTTTCCGTATGAAAATTCTGTTATAGTGACGGAGATAGTTGACTACCCGCAGAGAACGTCCTGCCGAATCTGGTTAGCCGGTGGCAATATGGACGAACTGATGGAAGCTGAAAAAGAAGTCGCTGAATGGGCCAAGGGTCACGGATGCGATTCAATGGAAATTATTGGACGCAAGGGCTGGGAGCGCCAGCTAAACGAGTATCAGGCGACAGCCACATTATTAACAAGGAATTTGTAATATGAGTAAGGGCGGCGGAAGTTCACGGACTATCACACAGTCCACACAGGCACCGGAATACGCACAGCCATTCCTGAAGACAGGTCTGGAAGAGGCCAAGCGTCTATATGAGAGCCCGACACCTCAGTATTACCCTCAGAGCACAGTTGTAGGCTTTGCCCCTGAAACGGAGCAAGCACTGAGCGGATATCGTTCACAAGCTCTTCAGGGTAGCCCGTTTGTTGGCGCGACGCAGGACGTTGTAATGCAGAACCTGATGGGCACTAACCCGCTCATGTCGGCGGCGATGCAACCCGTCCTTGAGAAAATGCAGGGTCAACTCTCTCAGTCTGGCAGATATGGCTCAGGCTATGGTGACGCGGCGATTGCTCAGGCATTGGCACCTATGGCCTACCAAGCACAACAGGCGGCGATTGCTCAGGCACCAGCGGCCCGTCAGTTTGGCTTCGCTGACCTAGAGACACTCGCACAGGTTGGCGGTGCTAGAGAGGCTCAGTCACAGGCAGAACTGCAAGCTGATATGCAGAGGTTCCAGTATGAGCAGGCTCGTCCGGCGGCTAAACTGGCAGATTATATGCAGATGGTTCAGGGTGGCTCAGGCGCACTTGGCGGTCAGCAAATAACTCCGGTCACACGCAACCCAGCATTAGGGTTCCTCTCCGGCGGTCTAGCTGGCGCACAGGCCGCTAAAATGCTGAGCATGACAGGCGGCGGCGCACAGGGTCTTGCCGCAGGTGGTGCATTGTTAGGAGCATTCGCATAATGGCAATACCTTCACGCTTTGATTTGAGCATGACCCCAGCGGGTCGGTTCCTACAGCTACAACAGCCACAAACACCAAGGCCACAAAGCCAAGTGATTGCCAGAGACGCTTTGGGCAGAATTTCTGTTGCTGGCCCGCGCTTGCCTAGTGCTGGCGCACAGCCTGACCCACGAGCTCCCTTCGGCTTTCGCAAGGATGTTATGGACCGTCTTACTGGCATACAGCCAACAATGGGAACAGTTCCGTCTCTGCCACCAAAGAAGCCCATGAGCCTTATGGACAGAATATCTCCTGAGTTTGGCACACCGGCATCGGCTGGCTTAGGTGCGGCGGCGGCAACGGGCTTGCAGATGTCAGGCTACAGTCCGACACCGATATCAACAGCGCAGGGCTTGGGCGCGATGATGCAGTCCGGCATGAAGGCATTCCAAGCGGCTAAGGCGGCTGAAAAGCAAGATATAAACGATGCCTTTGCTAGAGAGCTAACTCTGGCAAAAATTCAGACAGAGCGTTTGAAGGGCAAACAGCCATTCTCAGGCACCAGCATGACAGCGCAGGGTTACAATACTTTAATCGCCTTGGGGCCAAAAATAGCCAGCGGAAAAGCAACCGCAGAAGAAAAACAGGCGTATTCGCTGGTCTTTCAGAAGCTGTCACAGCCAGAAAAAGAGACTCGCCAGACAGACCAAGGAATGGTTATTGTGGAAAGGCCAGCGATGAACCTTTCATCATTCCCCACACCAGAAGGTTATGTTCCAGACGAAAGGGTTGTCAGTCAAAAAAGCGCGAGCTTTACTGAGGTCCAAGGCAAGGCGGCTGGCTTTGCAAATAGAATGAATTTTGCCTTGCAGGATATTGAATCAGTTTTGAGTGAGGGTTACGACCCAACAAGCACTCAGGACTATCTTGCCGGAAATCTGCCTTCCGTTATCGGCGGTGGATTGGTCAGCGAATTAGGACAGCGGTTCCAGCAGTCTAAATCTGATTTTATTACAGCGGTCCTGAGAAAAGAATCTGGCGCGGCTATCAATCCTAGTGAGTTTGAGACAGAAGATAGAAAATATTTTCCACAGCCAAACGACAAGCCAGAAGTTATTGCTCAGAAAGCAAGAGCAAGGGCGCGGGCATTGCAGGCTATGAAAGCGGCGTCAGGGCCAGCTTATGACGTTTTCTTTCCCCCAGAGGTTTTGGTCGATGTTCCTGAAGGTTCTAAGCTGTTAAAAGAAATTGGCAATAAACAATATTACGAGACTAAGGGTGGCGACATATTAGTGGTGGATATAAATGGCTGATAAAGTTTTAAAGGCTAGAAAGCCTACCCAAGCAGAACTCAGAGAAGCCCTTGGAGTGGACCAGCCGTCTACTGCACCAGCCGCCTCTCAAGCCCCAGAGATGTCTAATGTAGACCTAGCTAAGAACCTTGCTAGAGCAATCGGGCAGGGTGTGTTATTTGGCTTTGCTGATGAGGCAGAGGGGTATGCCCGCAGTATTCTGGGCGATGAAACTTATACGGAAGCCAGAGATTCAGCCCGCGCAGGCTTGGAGCAGTTCCGCACTGAATCTCCATACCTTGCTTATGGGGCTGAGATAGCGTCATCCATACCTACAGCAATGGTCGGCGGGGCAGGATTAACTGCCGCTAGACTTGCTGGCAAAGTGCCACAGGCTATGGCGCTTGGCGCGGGATACGGAGCAGGCACGGCAGAAGAGCTTGAGGATGTTCCAGCCACTGCTTTAATTAGTGGCGGTCTGGGAGCGGGGTTACAGAAAATCACTCCGGCTATAACAGAGCCAGCTAAAAAATTATTACAGCGCGGTATTCCGCTAACCTTGGGGCAAGCAACAGGCGGCGGCATAAAGCGGTTTGAGGAGGCTGTGAGTAGCATACCCTTAGCTGGTGATGTTATACGCTCTGCAAGACAGAAGGCTTCTGAGGGCTTTAATACAGAGGTTATTAACGAAGTTCTCAAGCCTTTGGGTAAGACCATTCCAAGGGGCATGATTGGAACTGAGGCTTTTGAGGCGGCGAACAATGCCATAGCACAGCAGTACCAGAAAGTAATTCCTAAGATTGGCATTGATTTCAATGCAACTCCTGAATCATTGGTTTCTAAGTTTGCTAATCAGCTTCGCCCTGAAGAGCTAAAGGCAATGACACGGATTATTAAGAATGAGCTTACTGACAGGATTGTGGACGGCAAGCTGACCGGTCAGGCATTTAAGGATGCACAGTCAGCAATACGCCAAAAGGCATATAATTTTTCCACATCTCAGTCTGCTTATGAAAAAGAGCTAGGCTCTGCACTAACTGACGTCTCCTTTGAGGTGACAAACACCCTATCAAAGACATCGCCTAATTTAGCGCGTGAGCTTGCAAAGGCTGATGATGCTTATAGCAGGTTAGTTCCTGTTCGTCGGGCCACTGTAAAAGCAGAAAAAGACGAGGGTGTGTTCACACCTTCTCAGCTTTCCACAGCTATCGGTCAGGAAGCAAAAAGGCAACAGACAAAGCTGGCTCTGGGTCAGGCTCCATTGCAGGAACTTGCGCGGGCAGGTAGAGCAACCCTTCCAGCAACCCTGCCTGATTCAGGCACGGCAACGCGGGGCATAGTTGCAAACGCATTGATGTCCGGTGCAGGCGGGGCCACTATTGGGATGCCTCTTGAATCAGCGCTGATTGGCGGCGGTTTAAGCGCACTATACACCACTCCTGCTCAGAACCTTCTCAGGAGGACACTCCCAGCCGCAGGTGCCATGCTCAGAACCCCAGCCGCCGCAGGATTACTTGGCGGAGAGGTGGCAAAACGTGATATACCTTATCTAACAATCAGACCATCAGATAGAAATCTGCTGGATTAGGAGCGAGTAATGGCTAAAGACAGTATCCGCGATTATAGCGCGACAAGTTCCGACAACTCGGACATCCAGTCAGTTGACATATCTGAGGGCTGTGCGCCTAGCGGGTTAAACAACGCTATCCGCGAAGTTATGACCGACCTCAAGAACGTCAGCACCGGCACTGTTGCTCTGGAAACACCTGTGGCTGACAGCTTCAGCACGGACACCATCAGCGAAAAGACATCTGCCACTGGCGTGACCATTGACGGCGTTCTCCTAAAGGACGGCGCTATCGGCTCGATTGCGAATGCTGTAGCGGCACACCTGACCAGCATAAATGGCGGGCAGATTGGCGGTTCTAGAAACCTCATAATCAACGGAAATATGGCCTGTTCGCAGAGGGCAACCTCAGCAACATCTATCACATCAAATGGTTATCATACCGTTGATAGGTGGAATGTTAATTTTGACGGTGCAACTTTAAGCCACAAGCAGGAACAATCTACAGACACACCTAATGGCTTTGGTTATTCACTAAAAATAACTGCTACAACACAGGATGCATCTTTAGATGCTAATCAAAATTATCAACTAGACCAAAGATTTGAAGGACAGAATTTACAGCAGTTAAAAAAAGGCACAAGTGACGCACAGTCTGTTACTTTGTCATTCTGGGTAAAGTCCAGCATAACAGGAATTTTTATCTGTGCTTTTAATGATTTGGACACCAGCGGTCAAAGAACCGTTTCCGGTTCATATACAATAAACTTGGCAAATACGTGGGAGTATAAAACAATTACGTTTCCGCCAGATACTACAGGCGCATTTAATAACGATAATGGCCTAAGTGCTAGATTAATATTTTGTTTAGCGGCTGGTTCAAATTTTACAACAGGAACACTAGCAACAACTTGGGAAGCCTCATCAGGTGGGGTAAATACTTACGTGGGTCAAACAAACCTATTTGCAACTTTAAATGCAACGTGGCAAATCACAGGCATCCAGCTTGAAGTAGGCGGGGTAGCCACGCCGTTTGAACACGAAAGTTTTGCGGAAACTTTGCAGAAGTGCCAGCGGTACTTTACCAGAATACCCAGAATAGATGGGTCATCTGCAAACACAGAAATTGCAAACGGTATGGGTAACACTACTAACAACTTTCTAGGTGTAATTCATTTTCCTACAGAAATGAGAGCGAACCCAACGCTTACTGCAAGCGGCTCATTTAGGGTGTTTAATGGTGGAACACTAAACCCAACAGCAGGGCCATCAAGAAGCAGTAGTAGCACAGTCTGTATGGGAATTAGTCTTGCAACTGGTGGTGGCATATCAACTTTAGATGCCCTGTTGCTTACGCTAAACAACGATAGTGATGCCAATCTTCAATTTAGTGCGGAGTTATAAAAATGGAAATTACATCAGCACAATACATACAAAATGAAGGTGTCAATTCGGGTATTAAAATTAACAACAGCCAAACCGTTGACCCAGATGGAAATGGTAATAGCGTGTATGTAATTACTGTGCCTATCGACCCAGACAACACAGAATACGCAGAAATCATGCGTCAGGTAGCGGCTGGCGAGTTGACAATAGCGGAGGCTGAATAATGGCAAAAGATAAACTCACCGATTACGATGCCACTGCGGCTAACAATTCGGATGTCGGAGGTGTCAACACTGCTGAGGGCATGTTACCGTCAAAGGTGAACGACGCTATTCGTGAGCTAATGAGCCACCTAGCAGACTTCTCCGGCGGCACAACTGGCGTTGATGTCCTAAACCTACAGGACGACGACAACAGCGCGTCTATCAAGTTCCAAGCCCCGTCAGCGGTCACAACGACTGTGACATTTACTTTGCCGGACGGCGATGGCTCTAACGGGCAGACACTGCTCACAAACGGTTCTGGCACCCTATCATGGGGGTCCGGTGGCGGCGGTTCGTTCTTGGGCGAGGCAGGCGGCGGTCTGGGTGATATTATCCGCGTTCACGAAAAACAGCTAGACACAGATGTGACTGTTGCAACCGATACAAATGGCTTAGCGGCTGGCCCGCTGGCGATTGCATCCGGCGTGACAGTGACGGTCAGTTCTGGCGCAACACTGGTGGTGGCATAATGAGTACGTTACACACAAACACAGTTGAGACCAGTTCCGGCGGTGCTGTCACGCTGACTAAGCAGAGTGCGGCGAAGTGTTTTGTTTTACAGGTTAATAGTGCGTCTTCGTTCACAACAAGAAGCAGTTTTAATCTTGCTTCAACTACGGACAACGCAGATGGAGATACGACCTACACACTTACTTCGGCAATGTCGAGTGATGATTTTGTAGTAGTACACGGGGTTGGAGACAACGCAAACCAAGATAAATTCTGTGCAAACTTAACACAAGCAGATGGAAGTCAAACTTCAGCAAATCAATATCGCGTGACATCAAGAGACATTAGCACGGGTTCTTATGGAAGTGTTGCTAGTCACAGTTCATGCGTAATGGGAGACCTAGCATGAGTGAAATCTTAGTAAACAAACTCACTGGCACCTCGACCGCTGGGTCTATCCTTGTGACAGGCGAAGGTAATAGCACGACTACTAATCTTCAGCAGGGGTTAGCGAAGGCTTGGTTTAATTTTAATCAAGACGGCCCCGCTGTTGATAACAGTCTTAATGTCTCAAGCATTACAGATGTTGGAACAGGAATTTTTGACCCGCAATGGGCTAATAGTTTCTCAAATGCTGACTACGTTTGTTCTGGGATGGGGCCAGATACCTTTTTTGTTTGTCAAGATGACGGTCATGAAGAGACTATTCTTACTACAACTAGCGACTGTCAAATGAAAATGACGCAATATGCTGGTTCTTTAGTAGATGCCAGACAAACTATGGTAGCAATACACGGAGACCTAGCATAATGGCACTTGGAAAAATCAAAGCAGATACGCTAGAACACTCCACCGCTGGCTCACTTGATACAAGTTACGTTGTTAATGGTAGTGCGAAGGCTTGGGCTGACTTTAACCAAGCCAGTATAAATGGAAGTAACAATATATCTACTATTACCGATTCAAATACTGGAAGATATGTTGTAAATATGACCAATACTATGAGTAATTCAAATTTTGCTATATCAGCTTGTATCAACAACCCAGAAAGTTCTGGCGGCGACCATACTGAGAACAGTAGCGTTGGCAGGTCATCTGGAACGGTTCCTGTTAAAATCAGGTCTGCTGATGTTTATTATGACCCTACACGCACACAGGTTATTATTCACGGAGACCTAGCATGATAACCACACCTGAGTTTCAAGGCACCCACCTATGGGACAGACTATGCTGGGCTAAAGAAAACCTAGAAGGTCATCAGTCTGACTACCGTGTGGTGTATGAGGACAGCCTTGACGAGTGTGCAAAGATATTAGTACCTGACCCTAACTGGATGGCATGTGCGCTACAGGGCGGTATCCTGCCGCCGGTAGAAGTTTATTGGGAACTAACTAAAGATGAAGCACAGCCGGACTTCAAGAAACATACTCGTGGCTATTTGCTACATGACACCAAGCCTATTGGCCCTTTAGACGAAAAGTCAGCAATCGAGTATCTCATTATGAAGGACTGCCCGCAATCTGTGTGGCGGGACTATGATAGCGGCAACAAGCCAAAGATGGTAATATGCCGTAAGGGACAGCTTCCAGCTACAAGAGAGTGGCGCAACGCTTGGAAGATATCTGAACAATTAACAGTCACTGATTTAGCCGCGTAGGAGTTTTACCAATGGCAACAACATACATAGTAGACAAAGACGGCAATCAGATTGATGCTTCAACTGCCACCGTCCCATCTGACCGCCACTTCCGTGGTGCGTGGTCGCTTTCTGGTTCTGTCATCTCAGAAGACATGACAGCCGCAAAAGAAATCTTTCAGGATAAAATCCGTGAGGTTCGGGCACCATTGCTTGCAGATAAAGACGTTGAGCTTATGAAGGCACTTGAGGCCGGCACCAGCACAACAGCTATTGCGGCGGCTAAAGATGCCCTGCGTGATGCACCTGCTAGTTCAGCAATCTCATCAGCGTCCACTATTGCCGAGCTAAAAGCGGCGTGGGATACAAGCGTTCTTGGTGATAGCCCTTACGCATAAGGCGATAAAATGGAAATGCACAATCTGATAGACCTCTTGTTAGGCGTACTGCTCGCAGGAGTTGGCTGGTTTTTGTCTAACCAAGTCAGGGAGGTCAAGCGAATTGATATCCTGCTAAACCGGACCCGTGAAGACTTTGCCAGCAAAAATGATTTAACCTACGCAGTGGACAAGCTATCAGAAGCACTGCACCGAATGGAAGACAAGCTAGACAAGGCTCTCACAAAAGGCTGATGAAATGGACCCTATTACCGCAATGGCCGTTGCAAGTTCTGCTTTCTCAGCCATCAAAAAGGGGTTCGCCGCCGCTAAGGATGTGGAGGCAATGTCAGGGGATTTGTCGCGCTGGATGGGGGCCGTTCAGTCAGTCAAGGACGGTCACCAGAAAGCCAAGTCACGTCGCCTCGGCTCTGTTGACGAGGAGGCTTTGGAGACGTGGGCGCACCAGAAGAAAATAAAACGCATGGAGGAAGAGCTAAGGCTTTTCGTCATAGGACACTACGGTCCGGATGCGTGGCAGGAAATCATTCGATTACAAGGCACCATCCGCAAACAGCGGATAGCTGAGGCCAAGCAGAAGGCTGAGAAGGCGGAGGAAATTATGATTTGGGCTTTATTGCTTGTAGTCGCTTTTGTCGTCTTCGGCTTTCTGTATATTGGCTTTACCCAAATAATGCGCTAAAACACCCCCGAAAAAAATATAAATAAAATTGCATACTAAGGGTTTACATATCTATAACCTTAGCCTATATTTATATTATGGGGGGAACCCATAGTCAGAGGAGCAAAAAATGATTAACCAAATTAAAACAGCTTTCAACGAAGTAGACCAGAAAATGCTAGAAACTCAGATGGAGTGGGCAATGGGTCGCGTTGACGCACTCAAGTCTTTTAACGCAGACGAAGATGAGTGGGTGGTAGCTGGAAAGCAACACGGAACAATGGAATACTTAGGCCGCAAAGCCGCCAAACAGTTTGAGATTGCTGGCGGAAAAACTTGGTACGGCGTATTTTATGGACGTAGCAAGCAGGATGTTGCTGATTGTATCGCAAAGAATGTTGAAGCTCTTATCGAAAAGCGCAACGCCCGTGTTGTTGCCGCACTGACAAAAAATGGTGTTACACAGCTTCCTGAATTTACTGTTAAGCACGATGGTAACGGTTATTCAGGCGAGTTCGACGTTGCCGGAAGCACCGTAAAAATCGAAACAATCCTTGCTGGCGGCTACAACATTCAGTGCTTACACCAGCGCACACTTGTTAATGTAAAGGCGGCGGCTTAACAGCCCCGCCAGCAAAGGGAGAAATATTATGGAACGCGATTTAAATTTATTTGAAGAATATTCTACAGAGCATGATGCTATTATGATGGCTGAAATGGCTATTGTGAAAGGTGCCTACGGCAGAGACTTCATGTGGTCATTTACATTGTCTAACGACACGACAGGTATGGTCGAGCGTGAGTTTATGGATGGCAACCACCCTATTTATAAAAAACATTTTCGGGAAGTTCTTGAAGGCATGGGCTTAAAAGAAAAGGATGTTTTCGGTAGCTATGGGGATTATCAAGTTCTTGCTGACTGCCCAAGACATGGTAGCAAGCTGAGGTATCTTTTTAAGGACCGCGATGTTTGCCTTATGGCTTTAGCAAAAATAGAAAAGGCGGCGGCTGAAGAGCAGGGTGTTTCTCTTGAGCTTACTTACTTAAACTTGTATGAGGAGGTAGCATAATGATTATCTTAGCAAAGAAAGTATCGCTTTACCTCCGCCTGAGAAAAGGCGGGGTGACACACTCAGACGCGGTTCATGTCATCAAAAATGTTTGCTTGCCCGACTTCTGGTTGCTGTAACGGCAAAAATGATATACCAATAAGGGGTCTGGGGGCTTTCTCTCCTTTGACCTCGGACAGTTTCCTCCCTGAGACCCCTCGCTTAACGGCGGGGGGTTTTATCTTTTGATGGTCCTGACCTCTGACGCGGCACCAAAGCTCTGTCGGGTGCTAAAGGATTTTGTATATACCCTTTCCCTGCCCGCCCGCTTGGATTTGTCAGACTGCTCCATTCGCCTGTTTGATTCTCTCAGGAACGATTGCCACGTTTCTTTATTCTGTTTCTTCGGCACTCTGACACACCTCGCCCTGACAACAATCGTCAACGATGTTTCCGCACGTCAGGCATTGCTCATGCCCATGCACGTATACAGTCTTCCAAACCTCGCCACAGCGCGGGCATCTCTTTTGGTGGTCGTTCATTTCTTACCCTTCTTTTCCATAAATCCCTCAACAGCTCCGCCGCCAAAATAAAATCCTAAAATTAAAAGCATGGCGTAATTTATGCTGAACTGGTCCATAACCTTTGTTACATTATCTGGGTTGCCTGAGCCTGACAGGGTCATTCCCAGAACAATCGCAAAGCAAATCACATAGGTAAAACCAAACATGAATGCCAGCATCCTCTGGGCTATCTTGAAGGGCGCATAAGCGGCAAGCACATCTGTTTTTGCCTTGGCCTTCGCCTGTATTTCTTCCTCGCTGGAAGTATGCATATTGTCGATAAGGTCGAGAGATTTTGATATCACATCTCCTGAGCCTAAAATTTTAGATAATATTCCTATCATGCTATCAGCCCTTTCCGGTAGCCCAGACCCTTCTGGTAGGTCAACACCTCTTTACGATTATCCTTAGCTTTATAGCTACAATGTACCCAGCCGGTATTCCCGCCCGAATAATTCTCTAATATTAGCTGGTCAAAATCCAGCTTGCCAGCAATGTATCCCGCCAGTTCCATATTGCTAATCGTCGGCACCTCAAAGTCTGCGGCCTCGCCCTTGGCGTGTTGACTATTTACTGAGCTTCCTATCGCTATACAAAGCTCGCCAGAGCGGTATCCGCTACTAGGCGTGAACGGTATGCCGTACTGCTCTCTGACGGGCTCCAGAATGTGTTCGCACACCAGCTTCATAGCCTCGATGTGTTCTTCTGTCGGCGTGTTTGGTATGCCCTTACGAACCGCCGTCTGGCTCTTGGTCATTTCTGCCAAGCTAAAATGCTTTGATAAGTTCATGTTATTTGTCCAATATCCCTAGATTATCTAGTGCCGCTTGCCAGCTTTCCCGCTCTAAATCGGGGTCGCTGAAGAAGGTAATGTTCCGAGTAAGTTTTTTCTCTCGGATGGATGTAACAGGAATATACCACACACAACGCTGTTCTGCCGATACGCAGGCTAAAATATCAAAGTCTCCCAGCGTTGGTAGCCTTTTGCCAGCGCCTAACCCTGTCTGAAAGTGGACCCTTTTTCTGCCTTCGCCCTGCCTTGAACACTGACAAGCCTTTACCTGAATGCGTAATGTCGTGCCGCTGTCAGGGTGCCAAGCAATCAAATCAACTGCGTCTTGCTGGGCCATCGCCACACGCCAGCCACGAGCAAGCACTGATGCGGCGGCAATATGCTCACCAGCGAGGCCACTAGCGGTCTGGGTTATTTTTAAATCAGCAATAAAAAGATTATTCAGTATCGTCATTGTTGTGCCGTCGATTCGCCCGCATGATTAGCTCTATTGCTAGGTCCATCATCTGCTTGGCGGTCATCTTCTTGATAGCCGTCTCGCCCTTGATTTTGACTAGCACACCATCATCATGAGGCACTATTAAGACAGGAAATTCAAGCTCTGGTTCGGTCACTTTATTCTCCATCAGCACGGCATATTGGCTATGAGGCAATGATAGTTGAGAGACAACTTCCCAGCCGTCTCCCTGAAATTTTTCGACATCACCGTGGACGACATAACGAACCGTCCGGCTGTCTAAGTTCATCCGGTCATTCTCTCAGTTACTTTTTTGAGATTTGTGTTAAGGCTGGTTCTGCCCTGCGTTCTTTTCCTGAGCTTTTTGTGGGCATAGAATACGGTGGTATGGTCCCGCCCAAATGCCCTGCCGATTTCAGAGTAAGACATACCCAGCAATTCTGCACAGATGAACATACTGATGTGTCTTGCTTCGACATGTTTCGCGGCCCTTCTTCTGCCAAGAATATCAATTTTATTAATGCCGGTTACGGATGAAGTGATATCCAGCACTTTGTTAATTTGCTCTTCAGAGCGAGTCAAATTCCTCATTGGCTTGCTGTTCCCGCTGAAGATTTTTTCTATAATTTTTGATAAGACACTCATCGTCACAAAACTCCTTTTTGTTTCCGTTTACACTGCCCTGATATCGGAAGTTAAACTGCTTATTGCAAAAGTGGCACCGAGCAAAGTTATCAATAGTTGGATATTTGCTCGGCTTTTTAGGTGGTTTTTTCCTAGAACGGGATGTCATCGTCCATGCTTGCCGCTGGCTGGGTTTCCGGTGCGGCAGTCTTCTCGATGAACTCGCTTGCCTTTATGGACAGGAACTTATCGCCGCCATTTTTCGGCACGTTAGACCAAGCAGACAAAGAATACTTTGTGCCATTGATTGTGATGTCGCCCCGCATGTCGGGACGCTTATCATTGTCGCCCTTGTCATTCCGGAAGAGCGCACCCTTCATTTCTGGGTCATAATTACTCAAGACATTAACTCCTTTTTACGATTAGAAAATAGCTGTTTATCTTCCGATGACAGCCCCATTGAGACACGGTTATAGAGGTTCTTTAGGCTCTCTATATCTGGTGCCATTGCTACCTCATCAGCTAATGCCAATGGAGGTTTAATCTTATTTAGCCCGCTCGCCCCTGAGCCAGTAACTAATGCGCTTTGGTGAGCTTGTGTCTCTTTTACGCCAAGCTCAGGGGTTTGCCGTGGCACAGGCTTGCTTCCGGAGTTGTCCGGTCCACCTGAACTGGTTGCTGGCATATCTTCACCAGCGTAAATGTAGCAACCCAGACCGAGCAGAGCCATAGCTTTGACCATGCAACGCTGTAAGCTGGCGTTGACGGCAAAACTGTCTGGATTTTTGATGGGTTTATTGCGATGGTCTAGGACCGGCATGACTTCTGTTGCCTCAGCCAAGTGTCCCGTAATATCGCTCGAATTATGGGGTATTTTTACAGTGACGCAAACATATGCATCGCCGTTGTGATCCAACATATAAGGCACTGTGAGCCCGTTCACGCTGTAACTATGCTTTACATACTGAGCAGACGGGTAGTGCTGTTTCAGCACCGTCCAAGCCCACGCCCATGACAGGTAGGTAAAGCCGTTCTTTTTCTCGACATGCTTAGATACGTCGATTGCTGATAGTGTTTCCCATACGGTCATATTTTCCATAGCTCCTTTGCTTCATCTTTAAATTGGTGGTTCCAGTAAAACGGATGCTGGAAGTCGGGGTCAGTCAGGCTGGCTAAAACTTTCGGGTCTGTGCTAATACGCAACAGGTTCTGCCTGAGAGCCGCACGACGGCGCATCTCATTAAGGCAATAGTTCAGCATGTCAGACTGTAACTCCTCGCAGTTGTCGGGCGTAAACAGAACGCCATCATCAGCCGATACATATGCAAGGTGAGGCACTAGCTCTGTAGCCTTCGCATATATAGCAACCTGACAGAGGTGACTGAACTCAGGCTTTTTAGGCAGAGTAGCCTTGCCAAAATTACGGGTTCCGTCTTTTCTTGCTGGCCCCTGACGCGGTGCCTTAGTTTTGATTTCGCAGAATGCCTTGTCTGTGAACAGGTCAATGTAACCCATGACCGGCACGGATATGCCAGCTAGTTCGCAAGTCACTTTCTTTTCTTCTTCGCAACCGCCGAAGGTCTCAGCAAGCAGGTCAACACCGCTCTCTATGCATGCAGGGATAAGCTCACGAAACTTCTCGCGCTTCTCTGCACTCTCATCAGCGGGATGGAAGTCGAAGTCCATTATGGCGGCTTCCGATGCATCCTCTATTGAGGTGCCCGCAGATAATACAGCCTGAATGCCGCCGTGAACTGCTGTGCCATATGCCGCGTTCTCGCCTACTTTGATTTCACGACGCTTATCTTTTGACAGATAAACATAGTCGAATATCCAGTTTGCAATAGGCTTGTTTAATTGTGACGGGCTAAAATGGTGTAGCTGAACCGTCTCAAAATACTGAGGAACTTCACTCACAGTTAATTTTCTCCTTTATCTTTTTATAGAATTACTTTAATACAGTTTATACACAGTAGTGTCAAACGTATAAAGGACAGTAATATGAAATTCCAAGAATACCTTGTAAATGAAGGCGTTAGACAAGCGCAAGCCGCACGGGAACTGAATGTAACACAGCCCACGGTTCACAACTGGATTTACGGAAAGCGCCCGCCGAGTGGGATGCACATGATGGCAATCTATAAGTACACTAAGGGCAAGGTTGCTTTGAAGGATTGGTGCGAGGTGTTCAGTGGTTAAGCGTCGTGAACTCGAAGGTAAAGTTTCTCAACTGGAATACGAGCTTTGGTTGAAGTGGCAGAAGAAGTCTAATGCCGAGTGGTCAGCCAGCCTGCCTGATGATGGGTTCGTTGATGAGAAATTAACCGGTGACAGTCTGGGTAAGATATACCGGACAGAACAGCCTGTAAAAATTGGTGCGTCTAGCTTGGATGAGTGCGATGAGTAATCCACAAAAAGAAAAGGGCAGTCGGTTCGAGCGCGAGATTGTCGAGCTTGCCAGACTGCGTGACCTTGAGGCTCACAGGGTGCCGCTGTCGGGTGCCGCCGCAGGTTTTAAGGGCGATGTCCACATTAAGAAGGGCAGAGAGACTTGGGTGATTGAGGCTAAGAAAAGGGCTGACGGGTTCAAGTTTTTGTATCAACATCTTGAGGGCTCTGATGTCTTGGTCGTGGGGGCTGACAGGAAAAAGCCTCTGGCGGTAATGGACCTCGGTGACTTCTTAGATATGTTCGCAGGAAAGGTTTAGCTATGTTTGAGTACGTTATTCTGTATTGCTTGGTTATGGGGTCCGGTACAGCTACTGAGGCTCGCTGTGACTATATCGGGCGCAAGAACTTTGTGACGGCTTCTGCCTGTTACAAGGCTGGCAAGCAGGCCGAAGATGCCTTGCGGGTCAATCACTTGGAGACATGGGCTGAGGTTCCCATCGGTGAGCGTCCTAGTTTTGTGGCCGATGTCCGGTGCGGCGAGCAGTCGATATGATTATCAGGGGGTAAGTCATGAACCGACCATTGTATGAAAGCAAGCAAGACCTTGAGCGTGAGTCTCGTGTTATTCAGCGCATAACGCCTGAGGGTGTGCAGGCTCATAAGTTGCCGATACATAATCATTTAGACTTTGCAATGGTGCGCGATGGGAAAATTACTGGGCTTGTTGAGGTGCGTTGCCGCAATAACAATATGCGAAAATACAACACGTTTTTCTGTAATTTAAGTAAGGTAATCAGCGCCAGAGAGATGTCACGTTACTGTGTTTGTCCGGCCTATTTGTTTGTGCAGTGGGACGATGCGCTAGGTTACATATCTTTCGGCGAGGATTATGAAGTTAAATATGGTGGTAGGAACCAGATGAGAGATTGGCAGGACAAAGGCTTGTTGGCTCACTTCGATATCAATTTATTTACGGAGTATACAAAGTGAGGGAGAAGGACGATTTCTATCCGACACCGCCAGCAATGACAGACGCTCTGTTAGCATATGAGTTTCTTGAGCCGTGCAGGGTGCATGAGCCAGCTTGCGGTAACGGTGCAATGTCTAAGGTGCTCCGGTGCTATGGTCATGATGTTGTCAGCGAGGACTTGATTGACAGGGGCTATGGCGATTCGCGCAGAGATTTTCTGATGCTACAGAAGAGGCCGTGCGATTATCTTATGACAAACCCGCCGTATAAATTGGCGGAAGAATTTATCCAGAGGGCGTTGGACCTAGAATATAAGCGTCACGCCTATCTGTTGAGGCTTGGGTTCTTGGAGGGCATGGGCCGGTATGACAGGCTTTACAGCAAGCACCCGTTTGATGTTTGCTATGTTTTCAGCAAGCGCCAGACAATTTGGCGGGGTGATGAGGAAGCAACAAGCACGGGAACAGTTCAATATGCTTGGTTCGTTTGGGATAGTGAATCAACAAGACAAAGGATGGAATGGATATGAGTGATAGTTTAATTATTCGGGGCAACATACGGGAGAACTTCTCGGTATTGCCAAATGATTTAATGAATGATGAGCGGCTATCTGCCGACGCTCTGGGGGTTCTAGTGTACCTATTGAGCAAGCCGACTGATTGGCAGGTTCGGGTGACTGAACTGCGACGCAGGTTCGACATTGGTAGGGACAAAGTTTACCGCATTTTGGGCTCGATGGAGCAGTACGGTTATTTGGTGCGTGAAAGCGTTAAAACGGAAGGTCAGTTCGCCGGAACTCGTTATATAGTCTCAGATTCACCGCGTCCTGAAAAACCGGATACGGTTTTACCGGATACGGAAAACACGGACACTTACAAAGAACAGACCTTACAAAGAACAGAATATACAAAATCAACTAAAAGAAAGAAGGCTCAAAATAAACAGAAATTATCTGAGTGGGAGCCGGAACAGTTCGATAAGGAGTATGCAGAGAGCCTAGAGCTTGATTGGCAGGAAATACTGACAGACATGCGGCTGTGGGATGAGAAGGGCGGTAATAAGGCCGCTTATGCGTCTTGTAAGGCTTTCTGGCAGACTTGGTGCAGAAAAGAGGGGAAGAGCACTCAGGGGCGCTCAAATCGCCAGCAATCGGTATCTGGTGGCAAGAGCAAGGTGTTGTCGGAGGGGCAGAAGGCATTTGCGGATAATGTAACGCAGAAGTATATAAAGGCTTTCGGCTCGCAGGGATTTTCATATAAGCTGGTATTGCCGGACGTTGAGGCGTTCATGCTTACTAAGCAAACTGATGACGATTGGATGGCGTTAGGAAACGGGCTACCAAGCCCAAGAGATAAGGGGTGGATGTAATGAGAGACACTGAGATGTTTTTGTATGAGTGCTTCGAGTGTGATGGTGAGGGTGAGGCAGTCTATCAGGTCGGCGTTCGTGATTATGATAATGGCGGCTATCTGAGGGATGAATGGCAGACCTGTCAGGAGTGCCACGGTACGGGTCAGTTGGAGGTCGAGCGTGATATCGCAGGGTGATGGGAAAATGCAGAGGTTGCTGGATAATAATCAGTGCCCGAAATGCCAGACGGTCATGCAGAGGCAGGCTATTGGCAGGACGTTGGCTGATGAGCCTGAGAGCGTTTACCAGTGCAAGATTTGCAAGCTGATTGTGACGGATAGCAAGAAAAAGTATCCGGTGCTGTGACAGGGTTGTGACAGGCAATGGCTAAGGGTTTGTTTTTATTATATAGTGCGTCCAACCCATCATCGGACGTATAGAGAGGAAAGCTAGTGAATAGGGATGATATTTTAAGGACGGCGCTGTATTGTGTGACGCAGGACAGAGCGGCTACTCATGGCAAGATGGAAGACAACTTCCAGCTTATAGCGGATTATTGGTCACTGCATTGCGGGCATGACATTACGGCGAATGATGTCGGGGTTATGATGACGCTGTTGAAGCTGGCTCGGATAAAGAACGGGCAAGTTGGTAACGCAGATAATTATGTTGATGCGGCTGGTTATATGGCGTGTTCAGGTGAGATTGCGGGGAAGCAAGGCGATGAGTAAGAAGAAGCTAACAGAGCCGGTCATTGTGGAGTATCTGAGGCGGATAGCGATAGATGGCAGGTCAGCGCGTTCTGTTGGCAAGGACGATGATATGCCAAGCTATGAGGCGTTCTACAAGATGAAGGTCAAAGACCCGATATTGCAGAGCCGTTACAGCGAGGCTGTTGAAGCACGGGCGACTGCCATTGATGACAGGATAGACGAGGTGCTGGAAGGCGTCCGTAATGGCGAGATAGACTACAATGCGGGCAGGCTAGAGATAGACACGCAGAAATGGCGCATGGCGAAGTTCTTCCCGCGATTATATGGCGACAATCAGAGGCTGGAAGTGGAGCATAAGACGAGCTTCATAGACGAATTGAAGCGTGTTGCGGCTAGGGTAGAGCAGGCGAAGTTAGAGGGCGCAGAGGTTGTAGAGCATGATGAAGAGGGGCGAAACACTTACACCGCCACGCCCGCGCCTGCGGAACAGACCGAGAACAAAAGGTCCGATTAGTGTCCAATACGCGACAGGTTTATATAACGTAAATTACGGAAACGCTAAGTCATTGTAATTGCAGGGTATACCAAATACATAATGGAGGTTATGCGACAAACTTAACCAAAATCGGCTAATACCCCCCTTCGAGCTGACGGGCGGGCGGCTGTGAAAATAATACCCTCACACATTCCACACACCCCACGGAGAACCCATGACCACCCTCACCACCGACCTGCTCCACAAAATCCATGCCGACCCCGTTTTCTTCGTCGAGCACATCATAGGGGCCACCCCCCAGCAATGGCAACGCGAGGCACTACAGGCCATCGCAAAAAATCCCCGTGTCAGCATTAAGTCCGGTCACGGTGTCGGCAAGACTGCGTTTCAGTCGTGGCTCGTCCTCTGGTGGCTCCTGAGCCATTACCCCTGCAAGGTTGCTGTCACGGCTAACACGGCTCACCAGCTATCCGATGTGCTGTGGACCGAAATCGACAAATGGGCGCGTAAATTGCCCGCTGGCTTTATGGACCTGCTTGAGTTCAAATCCGATAAAATCAGCCTCAAGGGTGCGAAGGACAGCTATGCTGTTGCCCGTACAAGCCGCAAGGAGAGCCCAGAGGCGTTACAGGGCTTCCACAGTGAGAACATGCTCTTCTTGGTCGAGGAGGCTTCTGGTGTTCCCGATGTTGTCTTTCAGGTTGCCGAGGGTGCTTTATCGACTGCCGGAGCCAAGACGGTCATGTGCGGGAACCCGACCCGCTCTGACGGCTTCTTCTATGAATCCTTCCACGGACAGCGCCACAACTGGCACAACATCACGGTCAGTTGTCACGACGGCGAATATGTCACCGAGGAGTTCCTCACCGGCATGGCTGATAAATACGGTACGGATAGTAACGTTTTTCGCGTCCGTGTGCTGGGCGAGTTCCCCACGCAGTCTGATGATGTGCTTGTTCCGCTCTACATCGTCGAGGAGGCCGTAAAGCGCGATATAACGCCTAGTCCTACCACGCCGACTGTCTGGGGGCTCGATGTGGCCCGCATGGGCGGTGACAGGAGTGCGATTGCCAAGAGACAAGGCCCATTATTGCTAGAGCCGATTAAGACGTGGCAGGGTAAGGACTTGATGGAGCTCGCCGGTATTGTGCTGACTGAATATGAGGCTTGCAATTACAGCAATCGCCCCACGCATATATTTGTTGATGCTATCGGGCTGGGTGCTGGCTTGGCGGATAGATTGCGCGAATTGGATCTGCCTGCGGTATCTGTTTCGGTATCTGAGACTGCCAGCCTGAAGAACCGCTTTAATCGCCTGCGCGACGAATTGTTCTGGAAGGCGCGCGAGTGGTTCGAGGATAGAGCCTGCAAGATTCCCGATGATGATACGCTGATACAGGAGATAACCGGCATCCGGTATAAGTATCTGAGCAACGGCAAGCTGAAGGTCGAGAGCAAGGATGAGATGAAGCGCAGGGGCCAGAGGTCGCCGGACGTTGCCGATGCGTTTGTGCTATCGTTTGCACAGGAGGGCGCTATTGCTGGGGGCTACACGCAAACAAAATGGGGCGCAGGTTCCAGCCCACGCCCCGATACGAATTGGATTGTTTAGCCCCCCATTCGAGCTATTACGGCCCACCAAGTGTAGCTCCGGCTATCCTCAACGCCGAGCAGTGACAGCGTATCCATCCAGCCCAAGGCAAACGCGATGATGACCGCGTAGCCGATATATCCGAGAACTCTATCCATTTTAGCCTCCTTTAGTTGTTTAACCCCAAGTACGCAAATATGATTTTTTCGTGATGGTCACTGACCCCACCCAGAGCCAAGCCCTCCTCGCGGAACATGTCATGCACCATTTTTCTCTGCCAAGCTGTGCAGTCCCGTAGGTAGTGCTTGTAATCCATTGCCCAGCCAAACCACCGGATACCCATATAATGCTCTGTGCCAATGTTTTCTGTGTCCATGGCACTAAGCTTGTCATACATTTCGTTAGAGATTACGTCTAAGTCCAGCGCGTCCATTATAGCCTCCTTTTGGAGCGGCACTAAGCCGCCGCCTTTTTGCAAGTAACCCTGTTCCAAGTTGCACGGGCGTTGCCCTGTTGCCCTGATGTATGACCACGCGCACACCCGTTTTGCTTTTCCATCAAAAAGTATTTGTACATGCTCATGTCTCCGGATACATACAAACCTTCAGCCACATAAACAGGGATTTCGTCACCTTCACGCTGAGAAACATGGACCTCGGTGATTTCGTAAACAAAACCGTGGTAAAGCATATGGTCGCCAACCCCCATATCTTCGGGGGCAATTTGTTCTACGTCGAACTTGTCCTGTTCGATTGGTAGCTCTTGCAAGCCGTCAAAATATGCGTTGCGGTCAGCTACTGTTTTATCAATGGTTTCTTGTGTTACATAAGTCATTTTTTCTCTCCTTGAGTTGATATATTATCAGTCTACGCTAAGGATAAACATAGTGTCAAACATTATTTTATAAATAAAAGCTAATTATTTACTTGTATCTCATTATAAATGTATGCTAAGATACGGTATGGCGGTATTTTCCGCAGATTTTCGGGAGAAAAATTATGTTTCATTCAACTAGCATCGAAGTAGATTTCGAGGGCATTGCATACTGTGTAAAAACAAATAGAGATATTGACACTATGGTTCACAAGTTTAGAAAAAACACCGAAGTAAACCGGATGGTTAATTACACCACCAGAAACGGTAAAAAAATGCGGAGACGGGCGCGGGTCTGGCCTAACAAAAAGCCAGTTGTTTATTCCAAGGTGCTAGAATTAGCAAAAGCCAAGGCAGAGATGTGGGCATTAGAAAGGGAGGCAGAATAATATGACTTACGTTTCAACTGATGGGGGCCGCTTAGAGGCCGGATACAAAGGGCGCAACGCGGGAGACTGCGCCGCCCGTTCTGTGGCAATCGCTTTGCAGATTCCTTACAAGCAGGCTTACCTTGAGCTTGCCAGAGCCAGCAAGGAGTTCGGCTTTAAGCGTTCAGCCCGTGGCGGAATTTACAAGCCAGTGTTCGAGCACTTCCTAAAAAAGCACGGCTGGTCATGGCGGTCAGCGCCAAAGTTCGACGGGCGCAAGGCTCGGTGTTCTGACCTGCTACACGGCAGGGTGATTGCCAGCCAAGCAGGTCACTATGTGGCAGTCGTCGATGGTGTGCCCCATGACATATGGGACTGCTCAAACAAAATGGTCTACGGCTATTACGCCAAGGACTAACAGACAGGGGGCTTCGGCCCCCTTTTTTATTGTCAGTTGTCTAGCGCATGACCTGTCGGTATAATCAGGAACAACCAGCCGGAAGGTGCCCGCAATGTCAGACAATATCGTAAAGTTTCCAAAGCCAAAGCTACCCCCAGAGTTCTTCATTGAGGTGGACCTAGAGGACAGCCGCGATGATATGGCTATGGTCGATGCCGTCACGACAATGCTGGAAATGAATGTCAATGGCATTTATATGAGTTCTGATGTAGAATGGCATCACATTATGGATGCGGCGATATCAATTATGATACGCGCTGGGTTAAGGGCGGGCATTGACAGGCAGGAGATAGAGAACATTCTGTCTGATATTCGAGTTGAGGATGAAGATGACATCTAAAGACCCCAGACTGAGCAGGGCGGGAGTGTCCGGCTATAACAAGCCCAAGCGCACCCCAAGCCACCCGACAAAATCTCATGTGGTCGTTGCCAAGTGCGAGGACGGGTCCATCAAAACAATTCGGTTTGGTCAGCAGGGTGTGTCCGGCGCTGGCAAGAACCCGAAGACCGCATCTGAGAAGGCGCGGCGTAAATCGTTTAAGGCAAGACACGCAAAAAATATTGCCAAGGGCAAATGCTCGGCGGCTTATTGGGCTAATAAGGAAAAGTGGTAATGGCTGACGGTTTATTGAATATGCGTTCTCGGCCTTATTATGATGAGCTAAGTGCGGAGCAACAGATGGCTCGTAGCCAAGCTGGGTCTCAGGGCTTAGAAGACCTTTATCGCGGCGCTACTTACATGCCATTTGACTTGCTCGGAGCGCCTGTGGATTTAGTGAGCCAAGGTCTGGGCTTGCTTGGTATTAACACCGGAGATTCACCGTTCTTGGGTAGCCAAAATCTAATGGAAATGTATGACTACGTCACGCCATCTGATTTTGCATACCCAACAAACACCCCAGAAGAGTTAGCCGGTAGGTTTGCTGGCGGCATGATAAACCCAGTTACGGCAGGGCAAAGTTTTGTCCGCGCTGGCACAAGAGGGCTGGACTTCCTAGAAGACATGGGTGACGCGGCAACAGCCAGACAGTTGCAGGCAGGTAATTCGTTTCAATTAAACTCCGGCGTTGATGTTGACCCTCTTTTGTCTACAGTTGGCGAAGTTATAAAAAAATCTAGAGCCTCCGCGTCGGATGAAATCGGCAAGCCACTGTTAACTCAAGGTGACCGATTAAGAAATATGACAGAAGCGGAAAGAGTAAAAATCACAAAAGAATTACCATATTTTGGTACTGAAGAATTTCCCGCAGAAACTCTTCTTGGTGAAGAGGTTGTCTTTATGCCTGCCGATAGAATGAGGGCTGGTATAGTTTATGAGGGATTGCCAGAAGCCCCGATTGAAAGACCCAAAGGGTTATTAGGTGGTCAGAAGTTTGGGGCTACACAGCAAAGCGTTGAGCAGGGTCTGGGCTTTGCATCCCTTGACCCATCTATCGCTAATAGGCTTGCAGGCTCAGGGGCTAAATACGCCATAGTTGGTGCTATGGATAAATACTCTCAACTCTCTAACAGGGATATGGCAGATATTATTGCTCAACAAGTTCAGGCTTATCAAAGAGAAGGATATATAACAAAATCAAATGTGGAAGACCTGAAAAAAAGGATGATTAAAGTAGGAGATGCTGGAGAAGCATCTTTGGCAAAATCAAAGGCGGCGGGTGAAAAACCAAAGTCAGGAGCAAGCGACAAAGCGGCTCTTAAAAAAATACCAGATTTAGATAGCCCAGAAATATTTGATTTTCTTCGTGATGCTACTTTTGAAACAAGAAAGCAGTTTGGCTTAATACTAAATCAAGCTGGCTCTAGAAAATTAGGGGCACCCTCTATAGAAAGAATCCTACAGGAAACTATAGACCCAGAGCAGGCTGGTGCAATGGCTATGCAAGGGAATGTTCTTGTTAGGCTTGATAAAAAAGCTCCTATTGATGTTGAGAGAGCGGGCGGAGTGGGCCACTCCTCTTACCCCATTGGAATATTTGGCACCCCCGTAGCCCAGATAAAATATGGCGTAAGGGCAGAAGACTTATTCTCAGAGACTGTCGCTGATTGGTTAAATAGTGGGGGACAGCCATCAAGGTTCCAAAGATTTATGACGATGTCGCTACCAAAGACAGAAATAACGGGAGAAAAACTTGCTATTTTTCCAAACGGTGCGCCGGAGGGAATTACCAGCGCAAGGCAAGCTCAGCTATTAACCGATTTTATGAGTGGTAACTGGCGAACCACAACACAGCCAGTTAACCAAGGTGGCTTGGGTGCGGCAGACGTTAGGAAGGCTTTTGAGAATAACTCTTTGTCAGAGACTTTAACGCCATACACAGAAGGTCAAATAAATGCTGGGAAAAAAGACGGCTCGTTAGTTTTTTACGGTTTAGGGATTGGGAACCCAGCCGCTAATAAATCCATAAAGGGCAATGAAGGTCAGATTTACTTTGGCTTAAAAAGAAATATGGACTACAACGAACAGTATGGTATAAATAACCCTGAGCTAAGTCCTGATGAGGTGGCTGTTGTTGGGGTTATGAACAATGAGCTTGGAAAATCTGGTCAGGGGCTGGGTGTTCCGACTTCTATGCTAAAAGCTATTGAAGAGGGTGCAACAGTTCTGGATGCGTATGCCGTGCCAAGTAAGGCAAACCCAACAGGGTTTTTGCCAGATTATTATTCTCGGTTTGGTTTTGCGGAAGTTGAAAGAATACCTTTTGACGAAAAATATGTTCGCAACTCTAAGTATGGCGGCAGTGAAAGAAAGTACAAGGCTCTTGTTAACCAGTGGAGAGAATCAGGTTGGGATGAGTCTATGGGCAACCCTGACATGGTTATTATGAAATGGAAAGGTGATGAAAATGCAAGGCAAGACGCAGTTACAAATTATGTCCAACAAAGTGAAGCAAGTTTTGGGCGAGAGACTAGAGACCTTATCGAAGGGACAGAGGATGTCTTTGAACGGGGCTTTGGGCAGGGTGTTCGACCGCCATCAGGGGCAAGCCAACAAAGTGACCTCGGAGGAAATCGAGGGGGCTTACTCGGTGATGGAAGCGTTTTACCCAGCAGATTCTCTAGAGCTATCGGAGAGATATCAGGCTTTACAGACACTGAACGCAGAGCGCTAGGATTATTGGAGTAATAAAAATGCAAACCTGTACACACTGCCCATATCCAGACCGTTGCTCGTCGCAAGACCGTTGCATCGTGTTCAAAATCGGCGGCGAGGGCTATGAGCTTCCCGCACCCGTTCCCCATCCGGTTATGACTTCATCCGGTCTCGGCACTACAGCCATAACAGCCATCAAGAAAAAGGTATCTAAAAATGTACGGAAAAAAATCCACTAAGGGCAAAGTCTCCATGCCTATGTCTCGCCCAAAGATGGGCAACGTGAACATGAGCAATGAGGGCATGGGTCTTGATGAAACTGCGTTCATGGCAACGCCAACACCAAGGCCAGCGCGGAAGCCTAAGAAGACCTATAACGGTTTCACCGGCAATTATTCGACTGACTAATGCAGTACACCAGAGTGATGATGCGGCCCCGTCCCATTCGGCGGGCGGAGCCGGTAAAAATCGAAGCGGTGGAACCAATCGCTAAAATAGACTATAAACGCTGTAAGGGCTGTGTCTCTCGCAAGATGTGCGATGACGCTGTTGCCTGTTTGCACGGCTCAAAAGCCAAAAAAGGAAAAAAGCAGAATGG